TCTATGTGTTGCGGACACCCCTTATTTTTTATGCCTGTCATGTTGTATAAGCCCCCCTTACTTCATTGCAATGATTAAAATTTCTGTAATGCTTTCGTCGGTGAACGCTGACCAGCTACCGCTATATTGGGGGATATCCCCACTTCCGGTGCCGGTGCGGTAAGAAAACGGAGTATAAACAAATGTATCAGAAGGATTTCCGTCGTAGTATCTTCCAGCGCCGTTATTTTGTACAAAGGCCAATGCACTGCCAATACCACGCTTATAAAGTTGTGCTGATTCTCCATTTTCAACGGTTTGCGTGATTCGCATGACTAAAACATCCGCAAGCGTGACTCCCTGTGGGAAATTAATGATGTTCGAATAGTTAATTCCTTCAGTGATCATCACATACCGATACGTGCAATCCTTTTTGCCGTACTGGACAAGCCCGTTTCCAACTCCCTCTGCTATAGCTTCCATCATCTTCCCCCCTCTCTATGGTCTCACGACCGACACCACAACCGGAATGTTGGTCGTGGGCTTGCTGGCCGCGTAAAAGGTTATCTTGCCGTCGTAGGCATACGGCGGCTTGCTGGAGGTCGCCGCGATCTGCCACGCCGTTTTGATAAGCGCCCGCGCCGCGTCGTCGGTGCCTAAAACCGGGTCAACGCGCGGTCGGTCGGATTCCAGCAGCCCAGATACCGTCAAGTCCTGCGTGTACGGAGCCGCGCTGCCCGTCCAACCTGCAACCGTCAGCGTCCCCGTCGCCTTAAACGAGGTTGACGCGCCGATGTCGGCAGGGGCCAGCGCGTCGCTCCCACCAATCGCGTGGGTGCCCTTGTGGGCAGTCGGCGTCATGGAGGACGGAAAGTCCGTAATATCCGTCTTTTTGTGCGTGTGGCTGACAGATGCAAAGGCTTCCGCCGAGCACAGCGCCGCCGTGCCAAGGTCCGAAAGCCACTTGAGCGCCTTACCCCACAGCACCGCAAGCGTGTCGCCCGTCGCGGGCAGGACCCGCGAGGACACCGCCGTAAAAGCTACTTTCAGCCCGCCGACGTCGTCGGTTTTGGCCAGCCGCTTTGCAAGCTCCGTATCAATGATTTCCATGTTGCCGTTTTGGTCCTCGACGCTGTAGTAATCGTTTGCGGCGGGCTTTTTCAGCCCGTAATTGGTCGTTGCGGTCGCCATCAGCTCATCGCCCCCTCTCTCAGCGTGTCATGCGTGTACGCGGCCATCTGCGCATAGGTCATATGCGACAGTTCCGCGTGTGTCCGGTAAATAAAAATGTAGGTATAGGCCAGATGCGCGGGCTTGATCTCCTCGATGGCGTCCGTGAGGTCGTCCATGTTCGGCGGGATGCCGATGGTGCCGACAAACTTGACCTCGAAGCGACTCTCGCCGTTGTACTCCAAAATTGCAACGTCTCCATTTGAAAAGCTCTCGGCCACGTTCTGGATCATGCCCTTCGTGGTCGTGCCCGCGCCGCGAAGTTTTGAGATCACGCGCGCCCGCCGAAAGTCGACGTTCCTACTTTCGTCCGTCTCGATCCCGAGCGCCGTCTCCCAGCTTTTCAGCCCGAAGGTCGCCGTCTGGACGAACATCTGCGCGAAAAGCGCATCCCGCGCCACGTCCAGCGCATCCGCCCAGTGCTCAAAAGCCCCTTGCAGCTCCACGACCTCCGCCGCACCCCTGTAGTAGTCCGGCAGCAGCTCCATTAAATCGCTCATGTAATCGTCATCTCGCCCAGTACCGGCACCTGATCGGCCCCGATCGTGATATTTGCCGTCCCGCCGTTCACGTTCAGCGCCGTGTAGTCCTCCACGCCGTCAATGTCCTGCAAAAGCGCGCCGATGCGCGTATAGACCAGCGTGTATTTAGTAAACGTGATACCCTTTATGTAAGCCGCAAGCGCCGTTTGAAAGGCCGCCTGCACCTTCGCGGCATTGGTTGACTTTTCTATCGTCACACTGGCCGAAACGCTAACGGGGAGCGCCTCCGCGCTTTTGACGGTGACGGTCGCGCCGATGGGCCGGTTTGCCTCGATGTTCGCCGCGCACGCGGAGACAATTGTCGCGTCCACCGGCCCCCGGTCGTTTCCGACGACCAACACCTTGACAGTCCCTGCCCCTGCCCACAGAGGCGTTATCTTCGCGTTGCCAACCCCGTCGACCGCCATCGCCCACTGCCTGTAGTGATAGGCGTTGCCGCTCGTCGCCGGGTGCTGAAGGTAGTCGTAAAGCCGTGCGCACAGGGCCGCGTCCGTCTCCTGATCCGTGCCGCCCACGGCAGCGGCGGCGTTGGTAACGGCGGTAACGCCCGAAAGGCTCTGTAACAGCCCCGTAATCGTGCCCGGGAGGACGTTGTACTGCGCCCCGATCGCCGCCGCCGTCACCCCGACCTGCGCCGTGCCGCCCGCGACCGTGACCGTCGCCCCGGACAAAAATTGCAAGCCGCCCGGCGTTACAAAAACGGTCCCCGCCGGAACAATCGCCCCATCCGTGCCTGTGATCGTCAGCACCGCCGCCGCTTTTTTCCCCGGCTTGCGCGTAATGCCAAACTCAGCGCAGCGCTTGTCGATGTAGTCCCCGCTCGTCTCGTCGACGTAGGCCACCGGCACCACTGCATCCAGTGATTGCAGCGCCTCCCACATGCGGTATGCCACGGCGGAAACCATGTCGTTTGCAAAGCTGCCCTCCCGTGTGTCCAGATTGGACACACGGGATAAAATATCCGTCTTGATCTGCTCGACCGTTAAAGTCTCAAACATGGACGGTCACCTCCCCGTAGATGGTAATGATCGTTGCCGACACGGTCAGCGTCCCGTCCGAAAACGCGACCTCAACGTCGGTGACGTCCGTGATGTAGGGGTTTATGGTCAAACACTCGCGCACAAGCCGCGCGGCTTCGGCCTTTTTGGTTTCCGCCGTCCACTGCGTACCCGTCAGCGCCCGCAGCTCGCACCCATAGTCCCAAGTGTAGACCGGCCAGCGGAAACGGTCGGTCGAGAGCGCTTTGAACGCCCATACGGCCACCGCGTCCCGGCCCGTGACATAGAGCGGCGCGCCCCCGGACCATATCGGCGCGTTTGCCTCAAAGTCCCACATAACCTCCCGCGCCAGCGGCAGCGCCGTGTCGACGCGCGCGGCGGCGGGCTGAATCGATGGAAAAAGAGTCATCCCGTCACCCCAGTACACATAGCACATAAAAGCGTTGGTCGTCCTCTGTGAGCGTCAGAACGCTGTCGCCGTTTTTAATAACCGGCATCACCGTCTCCGTCAGCGTGCCGCCGGAGACAACGGCGCTCCCGTGGCTGCCATAGCTGCAGCTTGCGGAAACCGCCAGCGTCCCGTTCGGCGCGCGGACGCGTTGGTCGTGCGCCAAAAGCGCCTCGTTCCAACGCAGCATATCCCCGTCGGCTTCGATCCCGCCAACGGCGATTTTCGGCGGCTCCATCGATAGCACAATTCCGACGCGCAGCCGGAGCTGCCCGCCGGTATTCGCCTCGCCCATCATCCCGGCCAGCGCGGCATAAGGGTTATCTTCCATAAGCGCCTCCTATTTCGTCGCTTCGCTTCCCGCCGACTGCTCGTCCATGAGCTTGCGGAAGTTCAGCGTCAATTTGTTGTAATACTGTCCATTTTTCCACGTGTGCGTGTCCCCGTCGATCCAGAAAAGCCCGTTCAGCCCCGTATAAGGCTCTCGGACGATGACAGCGTTTCCAGTGATACAGCGCAGGTCGCCGAAATTCTCCACTGTGATTTTCTGGTCAACACCATTGTCCCGCAGCGTCTTTTTCGCCTTTTTGGTCATATCGTCCTTGTCGGACTTTTTTAGATAACTCTCCATCCGTCCATAGGCGGCAATCAGCGCGTCGTCCTTCTCCGTCTGGATGAGCTTGTCGTTGTCGTCGTAGATGGCGACAGAGTTGATCATGTTCTCGATGCTCTCCGTCGTCGACGCGGACATGAGATTGCGCCGCCCATCCAGTATGACGGTCGCCTCGCTCTCTGCCTTTTTGATGACGCAGAGCCTCTCGCCGTCAAAGCGTATCTGGTAAGCCTCCCCGGTCGTCTCTGCGGCCAGCGTGTAGGCCGTCTGAATGATGCCGTATAGCGCCACGCCCAAAAAGTTCCGGCTAATTTTGACGCCAGTTGAAACAATATCCCCCGGCTCAATCCCGAAGTCCGCGCATACGCGCCGGGCGATGTCCTCCGGCGTCACGTTCGTAAATTTATAGACGCCCTCGTTCCGCTTGAGATACAGCCCCCGGTCGGCGCAGGTGACGTCGATAACGGAATCTCCTGTCGCCTTCTCCCGGCTGATCACATACCCGACAAATTTGACCGCCCCGTCCACGGCGAAGGTAACGGATGACCCCAGCGGGCACTGTACAACCGGCACATTCTGGTCAACGGCGGAGGACAAAAGCCCGAAGGAAAGCGTCCGCGCACAGTTGGCCTTGTCGCCTGCCCAGTCGATTTGCTTGACCAGTTTCGACGCGTCCGTCGTCCCGGAGGCCGTCTTTATTAAAAGCTGTAGCCCCATATCCCCGTCCTTTCGTCTCTCGTCCCCCGTCCGCCTCGCAGAGCATAGGGGGCCTGCGGGGGGAACTGGTTCCCCCCCGCAAATCGCGCGTCGGCGCCAGCCGCCTCAGAACCTCCGCAGAGGTTCTCGCGATTACAACGCCTCCTTTGCCGGAATCTGTACGACCTGCCCAACCTTTAAAATGTTGGCGTTTTTAATGCCGTTGTAGCTGGCGAGCTTTGGGTAAAGTCCTGCGTTGCCGTAAAACTTCCTGGCAATGCCGGAAAGCGTGTCCCCGTAAACGACGGTGTAGCTGTTCGCCGTCCCGCCTGCCGGCGCCGTTGTTTCCGTCGTCCGCGCGGCGTTAGAGGTTAAGCTCGCCGCCGCCTGCATCTCCGCAGCCGCGATCGCTCGGTACTTGTGCAAGTTAATGCTCACATAAACGTCCCCGGTTCCGTCCCGCTCTCCGTAGGAGATATCCTCAATGAGCACGGTGCAGTTGACCATCGTGTCCGAAATGATAAAGCGCAGCACCGTCCGGCTCAGGTCCCATGCCTCGATCTGGTGCAGCAGCCCGTAGGGGTCGAGCCGCGCCCCCGGCTGATTAAAGGGGTATTCGTTCGCCGGGAACAGGCAGTCCGTCAGTTTGATGTTGGGCATCGTCTCAAAGCCCGCGAGGATCACGTCCCCCAGCTCTGTGAGGTTTACGGTCTCAATGCGCACCCCGTGCGGGATGTCAAAGCTCGCCGGAGTCACCGGCAAAACAAGCTCCACCCCGGTTTTTTCGTCCAAAAGAATAAATTTCATTGAGCCTCCTAAGCCTTTAAGAGCTTCGCCAGCATCAACTTCTGCACAATCGCCGTTGCCACCTTGTCGATATCGGACTCCTCACGGATAACAAAAGTGTTTCCCGAAACGAGCGCGCCTCCGCCGAGGCTTTCCTGTTGCCGCGCCTGATTGGCCGTGAGCACCCGCTCGCCGTAGTGCAGCACGGCGGGGTAATCGTCATAGGGCACAAACGGCATACCAAACGCTTTATGCGGATAAAACAGCGTAGGCCCATTGCCGTTTGAAGGACCACCGCTGTTTTCTTTCGTCCATCCGCCAGTGTTATAGTGCGGCGAGTTGATCGTCACACTAGGTGTTGCCGTCAGATTGGCCCCGGAAATGGCTGCCTGTAGCCCTTTTGAAAACTGCTGCCCCATCGTGTACCCGGCGTTGTAGTAGGTGCTCTGTAGCGCAGAGTCTCCGGCAATGCGCGAGGCCAACTGCTGCTGCCCCTGTAGCTCAAGCTGCGCGCCATCCGAGGCGTTGTATTCGTTTACCGCCATCGCCTCCGCTTCCGCGAGCGCCCGGCCCATCGTGGCGCGGGCCTCGGTCGCCTTGCTTGTGTCGCCGGAGGTCTCCGCCGCCGCAAGCTCCTTTTGCGCCTTCTTGTACTCGTCGATCAGTTTTTGGAGGTTTCCGAGCTGCTCGGAGTCCTTAAAGCTGTCCGCGACGGTCCCGCTCATAACAGAGTTGAGGGCGTCGCGATTTAACTGTTCCTTGAGGTTATCGAGGCTGGCCTTGTAGATGCCGATCTGCTTATAGGCATCCTCCATTCCCTTGCCGGAGTCCCCGTCCCAAAAATCGATTTCAGCCTGCACGCCTTGTTTCCGGGCCTCGTTGTAGCCAGTGCCCATCGCGGCGTCAACGTTGTCCTTTGCGTCCTGTAGATTGTCGACCATCGCGTCGTAGGTGGTCGCGAGTTTATCCGAGAGTCCGCCAAAGGTATTGTTGATATAGTCGAGGATGGCCTGCGCAGCCGTGTCGCCGGAAATTTTCCCCTTCGTGACCATGTCGGAAATTTTGCTCTTATCGGCCCCGGTCGCGTCAGCCAACGCCTGATAGACGTCAACGCCGCGCTCGGAGAAGTAGTTGAGGTATTCCATAGTAGCCTTCCCTGTGGTACGCATCCGGGAAAGGCCGTTTATGAACATATCCACGTCGGAGCTGGAGAGGTTCAAACCCGCGCTTGCATCCGACATGGACATCAAAACGCCGAAAACGGAGTCCTTGTCGTAGCTGTTCAAAAGCTTTTTGGTGTAGCCGGTAATTTCGTCGTAGGTGTAATTGGTGGCGGTCGCCATCTCCTTGACCTTGTCTAGGTATTCGGTCGCCGCCTCATCCGAGCCGAAGCGCTGCGCGAAGGCCATCTGCGTCTGCTCGCGACCGCCCGCAATGGTCGAGCCGTTTGAAAGTGAGTCCGTCTGATTTTGTGTGACCGTGCTGTAGAGGTCGGAGACATAGCTTTTAAATGCGTCGTCCTTTTTCTCGGCATTTTTGGTCACGCCCTGCACAGCCCCGACCACAGCCCCGCCGACCGCGCCGATCGCAGTACCAACGCCCGGCGCAATGGCCGTGCCGATTGCGGCCCCGGTTCCAGCCCCGCCAAGCACGGAGCCGAACATCGTCCCGCCCGCGTCGCCGAGCCGGGACGTCATATAGGTCTGGGCGACCTCGCTCATCGCCTGCCCCAAAAACTGTGTCGCGCCTGCGGCCCCGAGTTTTTTTACCGCATCGCCCATGCCGCCCGCGCGGTTGTCGGCCTTGCTCTGTGCCGAGGAGTAGCTCAAAACGTCCTTTTCGGCCTCCTTTGCGCTCTGGGACACCCGCTTGAGGTTCATTCGCACATTGTCGTACTGCTGGCTGGCCTTTTCAAAATTGGCCTTGCTGACAGCGTCGTCCATTTTGGCGTATTCCTTGCGCGCCTCGCGCATGGTCTTTGCAGCCTTGTCCAAATCATGCTCCAGCGTGTGCTGCTGCTTTGAAAAGCTGTCGAGCTTCTGCCGGGCATCGTCTGCGTCCTTGGAAAGCCCCTTAAACCCCTGCCGCATGTTGGAAAGCGGCTGCGTCGTCTTATCCGTCACCGCGACCGCGATTGATGTGTCAGCACCCATACGCTCACTCCTTCCGCTGCGTCATGGTGTAAACGTAAAAACACCGCAGCAGCTCTTTTTCACCCTCCGGGAGGGCCATATACCGGCCCGGCAGCAGGCCGTGCTCTGTCAGCAGCCAAAGCATGACCTGCATTTCCGGGTCGGTCTTTATTTTTTTTCGACCGCCTCATAGGTCACCTGCAGGTAGCCGGAAAGGTGCTGCACCGCGCGGTAAAGGTCTTCAATCTCTCCCGGCAGCAGCATTTTTTTCACAAGCTCCGCAGGCGTGGCCGCCCCGTAGTGGCGGCGCAGCGCCTCGCTTTTAAAGCTCGGCGAAACGCAGCCCTCCAGAACGACGAAAACGGCCATGTCGTCCGGGTGCTCCTTAATGATCTCCGCCGTTCGGTCATAGCCCAGCGAGCGCAGCCGGAACAAAACGTCCGCTCCCGCCGCGTCGGAAAGCCGCTTCATTTTGATGTTCTTTTCTTCCCGCGCCGCCTCGCCCGGCAGCTCCAGCAGAATGTCCAGCACGTCGCGCGGCTTTTCTGCCGCAGCGTCCGGGCCAGCATCCGGGTATTTCAGTTCCTTGTATTCGTCCATTACTGCACCTCCACCTTGTCAAGAAATTCGTAGTTTGTGAACGTAAACGGGCATTCGACCGTGCCGTTTTTGGCGGCCTCCCAGTCGGCGAGCGTCAGATCGTCGAAGGAGACGTTGTAGAGCGCTAGACGCTCCGCGCCGTAGGCATCCGGGTCGTCCAGCTTCGAGATGATCGTAAAGCGCGGGTCTTTGCCCATTTTGATACTGTCTCCGATCAAAATGGCCATACGGGACGTGACCTTGTGCAGTTTGAGACTGCCCGTCATCTTGACGCCGGTTACCTTCGTGTCCTCTGCAATAGAGCGGCACACATTAATTTTTTCCTTATTTAAAGCAACTTTCGCCTGCACACCGTAGGCTTCGGCCACATACTCGCTATCCAGCCAGACCTCGCCCCAGCTGCCGGACATGACTCTTTTTGCGCTGTCAAACATTTTACTGCCTCCTTAAAACGTAACCTTGACCGTGATGTCCTCGATCGCGTCGAGGATAGAAACGGTCGCCGCGAGAAAAACATTCGCGCCCGTGTTCGCGGTCTTGATGTCCTGCGCCGACAGCACCGAGGTATCTACCCCGGTACTCTGGAGATATGCTTCCGTCGCGTCGACGTCGATGCCGACCGAGGAGCTACCCGCCTTGAGGATGCCCGCAAGCTCCAGCCCCGTCAGATAGTCGTGGATGGCCGTCACCAAAACGCACTTGTTGTCGTAGCTGTTCGGGTACTTGCCAATAAAGGTGTTGCGCCCGATGCGCTTGATGTCGGCCTCCATGAGGTCAATGGCCTCGATAATCTTAATTTTCTTGTATTCCGCGCCCTGCTTTTCCGTCGGCGTGATCAGAGAGTTGACGCCGCGCCCGCAGACGACCTTTTCGCCGTCGTAGTACAAGACAAGCTTGCCTGCGTCGATGGCTGCGTCCAGCGCAGCGGTCGTGAGCCGGTCAATGTCGGAAACCTCCGGCAGCGGTGCGAAGGTGCAGGAGATTGTAATGGGCGTGCCCGCCAAAAGCCCCGCCATGCGCGCGCAATACTGCGCCGCCGTGTAGGTGGCAGCCCCCGCCTTGATGCCGCTGGCCGAAAAATTGACGATGCCCTCATAGCCCGCCGCCGTGTCCGGCAGCACCGCCTTCGGCGTCTTGCCGTCCTCGCGCTGGGCCTTGACCCACGCGACCACCGCCGTGCATTCCGCCGTAGAAATGTCCGGCGGGCCGACAAGATAGTCAAAACTCTGCGTCGCCATGTATGCAAGCCCCGCCGTCAGGTTTTTCGCGTCGGCGGGTTCCACGAAAACGACCACCTTTTTCGGCGGGTTCACATAGCCCAAAAACGCCGTTGCCAGATACGTTTTGTTGTCCGCCGACAACTCCGCCGGAATTTGCGACGCCGCCGTGAGTGTAACGCCGCCGTTTGCCGCCGCGTCTCTGAGGATCACGGCGACCGTGCCTTTTTCGGAGCGCTTGAAGGCGGTACCCGCCGCCTTTGTAAACTCCACGTTAATGCTGGGAAGTCCCATAATGTCAAACCTCCTTGACCGTCAGTCCGACCGTACCCATCGCCGGAAGCTCCTCCGCCGCGATACCCCGGTCGTCAAAAAATGAAAACGTCGCCGCGACCGCCGTCGTGCCCTCCGGCCCGTCCGTCCCCGCCGCTACGACCTGCAAATGCCTGTCGCCGACGGCAAAACTGCCCCCGGCGAAAATCTTTAAAATATTGTCCTGCGCGTCGTGCAGCGCATCCCGGTCGCAGATGCCCTTGTCGTCCACTTTCCCGAAATACGTCACGATGATTATGGCCTGCACGCTCTGCGTTGTTTTGTTAACGCTGCTGCGCGAGACCTTGTTCAGCGCGATCAAGTACGCGGGCCGCGAAAAGCCCTCCGGGCAGGCGTCGATGTGCGCCTGCGCCCCCGGAAGCACCTTGACCAGCTCCGCGTTGACCGCGTCCGTGATATTTCTGATCGTGACCATGTTATCCCTCCAAAATGTCGTGCAGCTTTTCTGCAATGCTCTCCGCAATACGGTCCGCAATATCTGGAAGCTTTGACCTTGATGCCGCATAAAACCCGTAGCCGGGCACACGCAGCATTTTCGCCCGTGGCTTCGTTTTTCCGGGCCGCCTGACGCGATGCCCGTTTTCCAAATAGTTTGTGATTGCGCCGGGTCCGTTGGCACTGCCGGAGTCTGCCCTTGATGCCCGGATTGCCGCGTACCCGCCACGCGAGCCGATTGCGGCGTCCTGAAAGCCCTTGATTTTACCATGAGAGTCGTTCAGTCCCGAGCTATCTATGGAGCCGTCCATAAGGCCTTTCAGCTCCGGCGCCAATGCGACAAAAGCTTTCCGTCTAATCTCCGGGAATTCATCAATGGCTTTTCCAAGCCGTGCGTCAAGCTCGTCCAGCCCCCGAATTTCAATGCTGGTTCCCATATCTGACCATCCTTCCGTTTTAGGCGTCCTCGCTCCGGTAAATCTCGTATTCGTCCCGGTCCGGGTCGAGCACATGCGCGAGTAGCACCGCAAAGGCTTTGTGTCCAATCTGGACCGTTTCCCCGGCCCGCAGTTCGGTCACGCCCTTCGGCACGACCAGAACATAGGTCGTTTCCACCGCGACCGCCGGGTCCTGCACATTCCGCCCGACATATTTTTCGGTCAGCCACGCCGGAAAACTGTAGTCGGCGGCGGCTTCGACTTTAGGCCGGTTCAGCGCGTCCCGCCCCCGCGTCTCCCGGTGCAGCGTGATCTCGACCGGCTCCAGCATCGCCGTTGTAACGGTCAAATGGTGCCGGTCCGGTCCCTCGTCAATTTGGGTAATGCAGAGGGTGCGCCCGTCGCAGCGGATGGCGTTTTGCAGCCCCAGCGTTTGCTTTCGCATCGTCAAGACCGCCGTGCGCGCCCCAAGCGCAACCTGCGAAAAGAGGTTTTTCGCCGCCGTCAGCTCCACCGCCGCCCATGTCGGATGCGTCACCGCCCAGCGCCATGTGTTGCCGTCCTGCGTCAGCGTCAAAACGCCGGCCGCCTTTTGCAGCCCGTCAGCCATTCCCCGCCGCCTCCTCCGCAAGCGCCACGCGCAGCTGAAACAGCAGCGAGCGCGCCGCCCAGCTCACAGCGCCGGACTCCTTCGCGCTCACGCGGCGCTGCTCGTCAAACTCGCAGACCAGCATTTTTACAAGCAATGCCGCCCGCGCGTCGTCAAAATCGACCTTCGCGCCGACCCCGTCCTTAACGTAGGCTTCGGCGGCGGCGATGTAACCCTCCATCTCCGCGTCCGTGGACTCGTTGTCGTGCGCGAAGCTCCGCGCCGCCTCGACCGTGATGCTCAAATGCCCGCCTCCTTTCAAATGTGTCCATTCTGGACCGCGCTCCGGGCCTTTCCGGCGCGCGGTCCGTTTTTTGTCTTAGGTACCCGATGCCGCCTTGAGCTTGCCGTAAAGATAGGCGTCCTTGTCCGCGCCCATCGTGCAGTAGCCCTCCATCACGCGGAAAACCGTCTGATTTTTGAGGAACATCGCGTGCTCGCTCGCAGCAAACAGATAGTTGAGCAGGGAGATCATCCACACGCCGTCTGCCGTAGCCCCGTAGAAGATCGGGAAACTGCCGTCCGTCTCGTTGGCGAGCTGGCTGTCCGGCACAATGGCAACGGTCATGCCCTGAAAAACACGCGCCGTCTCCTGCGCGGGGTTCGGCTGCAAAATCGGGCGGCCCGTCGTGTCCGTCTGCTCGTCCAGAAATGCGAAACCGCTCTGGTTTGTGAGGCAGTACCCGCCCATCTTGCAGGCCGGGTCCAGATCGACGTTGACGGAGTGCTTCAGCGCCTCCCATCCGGTCAGTTTCTTCGCCGTCTTGCCCTTTTTAAGCTCTGCGATGATGTCCGTATTTTCGCTGATGACGGCGTTTTTGACAAACCAGCGGTTGAGATAGGCCATAAAACTCGCCCGCTCCGTGAGCGTCAGCAGATTAGAGACCGGGATATTCATGCCCTTGAGTCCAATGGTCCACAGTTTCTGCGTAAAACTCGGTTCTTTGCCCGCCGGAATGTCCGCGCCGTCGGCAAAGTCCGTCAGCCCCGCCGGCGTGCCGGACTCGAACGTAAATGCGCCCGTCAGCGACGTCGTCGGAATAACGGTCGCGACGCCCGCGTCCTTGAGGGAGATAAAAGCTCTGCGCAGCTCGTTGATGCCGTTGCGCACGTCCTCCGGAATGAGGTAATTTTCGCCGTTCGTCGCGCCGCTGCCGGTCAGCATGGCCTTCATGGTCGCGTCCGGCTCCAAAAGCGCCTTTTCGGTGTCCGTCAGCTCCTGCTGCCGGAAAAACTTTGCGAGCACGCCGAAGCCGTCGGTTTTGCCGTCCGGTTCCTTTGTCGGCGTCTGTGCCGCGCCAAAGCCCGCCGCCGCCTTTTCGCTCGCGTATTCGCGTTCGGCGAGCGCGTAGAGTTTTGCAATGGCGTCGGCCTCGTCGAGCGCCTTTGTGAGCTTTTCCGCGTTCTCGTCCGTCACGGGAATGGTCTGGATCTCGGCGAGCTTTGCCTTGTAGCTTGCCGAAAGGTCGCGCATTTTCTGGTTCATTCTGATACCTCCATATCAAAAAGCTTTTGTTTTTGTTTCGCCAGCCGGAGCCGCAGCACCGTCTGATTGTCCGTATGTGTATCGGGCGGCTTTGCATCTTCGCCACCGTATTTTTTGACCGTCCCGGCCTCCCGCTGGGCGGGCACCGCGACGAAACTGACTTCGTAGGCGTCGGTCGCCTTGTCGAGCGTCACCGTCGCCGTTTTCCCGTCGTAGTCGCTCCCGGGCCTGTGCTCGCACCGGGTAAGGCGTTTGTCTACGCCGCAGATATCGCACACAGCCGTCTGCATCCGGCAGCCGACCGATACCTCGCGCAGAATGCCGCTCTCGATGCGGTCGATGGCGTTTTTCGTGTCATCGCTGCGCAGCATATAGGCCCGCAGAACAATCTGGTGTCCGCCGCCGTCCATCGGTTCCACGCCGGAGGCGTACACGCGCGCGGTCTGGTTCTTCGCCGTCCAGTCGTGGTCCATGATGACGGTCTTGCCGACGTAGAGCACCGCGAGCTGTCCGAGCGCCTTTTCCGAAAAATGCTCAAAATCCCGGTCAACCTGATCGTTGCAGGCCGCAATCTTGAAGGTAAATACCTCGTCCGCCGTCAGATCCCGCAGCGCCTGCTTATTGATGAGCGCGAGTTCAGCGTTGTCAACCGCCTGCTTTTCCACCCGCGCTGCTTTTTCAACCTTTGTTTCCGTTGTCTCCACCTCCGCTTTTGTCGTATTGTTTTCCGGCCTGTTCCATCGGGATAGCAGAGCCGTTTGAAAAGTAAAGCTTGTCGCCATAGGGCACGGCAGGCAGTCCGACAAAGTTTCGCCCCTCGTTTGGCGTATAGATGCCGCCGCCGACCGCCCTTTGCAGCGCGTCTATCTGCTGGTCAACCGTCGGCTTTAGCAGCACCCCGGTGTTGTAGTCAAAGGTCCAACCATCTTCGAGCTGCTCACGCACGAGTTTCCAGTTTAGTTCCTGCACATTGTTCTCTAACCGCCACAGAAGCGTAGATACCAGAAAATCAATGTTCTGCGCCTCGCTTGAGGAATAGGAGCTTTTGCTGTAGTCGTTGATCTGGTCGGGCTTCACGCCGAAGGCCGCCGCGACCTGCAAGGCCGTAAACTTCCGTAGCTCCAGAAACTGCGCATCGGAGAGCTTCGTGTCAATCGGCGTTAGTGTCGAGCCAAACGGCACCGGAATGAGCGTGCGCGCGGTATCGATTTTTCCGTCTATGTAGTTCTGGATACCTGCGGTAAAGGTTTTTTCATTTTTTTCGTCCAGGTCACCGGTGTACTGTAAAACGGCCTTACCAACCATTCCGTTCTCAAAAAGCTTCCCTTGCGTCTTCTGTGCGGAAATGGCCCCGCCGATGGTCGTTTTTAAAATATCCCGCACCGGCAATCCCGTGATGCCGTCTAGGCTGTACCAGCCCCGGAAGTGGATTACTTCCTCATTCGAGAGCATATAGGCTTGCCCGTCCGGCGCGCTCCAGCGGTACCAGATATAAGGCGTGTCCGCGAGGATTGTAGCGTTGTCCCACCAAATTTGCACCTGCGGGGGCGGCAGCTCCCAGAGCTGCATATCCGTCCCGCTCCCGCGTATCCACGCGAAAGCATTGCCGTACTCGTTCCGGTCAAACTCCATAGAGGTCTGAAAGCTGCACGCCGTTGTGTACCGGTTCGGGCGCGTGCGCAGCGTGTGATACATAGGCTCCCGGGATAGCTGCTCCGTGCCGCCGTCCGCCGTTTTCCGAACAAGCTTAAGCGGAAGCTTACCCATGCTCTCAGCGAGCACGCGCTGGCAGATAAAATAGGTTGCGTCGCCCATCGGCGGGCTTTTCGCAGCCTCACCCGTGCGCAGGTAGTCGATGAACTCCGCCATCGTCATGGATGTCTTGCCCGCCGCTTTGGTCGTAGGCTCTCGCGCCCGGAAGGCCGTGTCAAAGATCATCCGTTAAGGCCCCTTTCTAAAAGCGCACCCATCGCAAAGGCGATGCCGCCCGCGACGATCATGCCCGCCTCGGCGTTCAGCCTCCACACGCCAGCCGATAGCAGCACCCAGCCGCCGAGGACAAGAATGTCCGCCAGCGCGCCCAGCCGATTTCTTTTTTTCGCTGTCATTTATCCTCCTGTACGTCCATGCCCATACCCGCAAGATAGCGGGCCATGATGCCGTTGTAATCGATCTCCGTCTCAGTCAGTTTCATGCGCGCGATGTGCGCGTCGATGGCCGCATCCACGGGGTCGATGCGCCGGGTTTTCGCCCTTGGGTCCTTGTCGACCTTCTTTTCGCCGAAGCTGTTCTTGACAATCCGCGCATTGCGAAAGCTCCAGTCTTGCAGCTCGTTTTTCCGGTCAATGAGATATTTGCCGGACTTCATCAGAAGCTGCACGTCCTCGGTACCGTCGTTCAAAAACCGGGCGCTCTGCCGGACCTCCAGCAGCGGACACCCAAAGGCCTCCAAATCGGAAAGAAAGCCGTCCGCGTTGTGCGGGTCGTAGCCAATGCCGAGAAGCTTCAGCTCGAAGGTTTCGACCATCTGCCGCAGGGTCGAAACAATAAAGCCATAGTCGTTCTTGTAATCGCTTCTGCCGCCGGTGACGATAATCAACGCGTCCCGCTCCCACTGCTCATAGGGCGCGACGTCCGTGACCTTGTGTTCCTCCAACCGCCCGCGCGGCATAAAACTGATGCTCCACGAAAAACAGAAGCCTGCTATCTCAAATTCGAGCGCGAGCGTCGTAAGGTCGCCGCCGGAGGAGAGGTCAAGCCCGCCGAAGCACGCGCAGCCCCGGAAGTCTGCGATCGTGAGGTCACTCCGGCATTTTTTGAGCGTCGGCGCATCCGTAAACATATCCTCGCCGCCCTGACTCCACATGTTTTGGCATTTGACCATGTAGTTTACAAGTTCCTGCCCGCTCATGGCCTTCGCGGTCGCAGCGTCGGTCAGCATGATCTCCATCCCGTGCTCCGTCCGGCAGAGCACCGGGTTTGACTTGAGGAAAAACGCCGGGTCGAAAAGGTCGTCGCCCTCGTCAAGCGTGTAGATGTCGGCGAAAAAGTCCTCCATCGTAACGCCGCCCGCGAGAATATTGCAGCACAGCCCATCGATCTCCCAACAGAAGTTCGACATATTAAAGCCGCGCGTCGTAATCATCGACAGCAGCGCCTCCGGCAGACTTCGCTGCCCGTCATAGATGGCCTTGTAAATGCTGTTGTCCCGGTGCTGGTGCACCTCGTCGACCGATGCGAAGATACTGCGGAAGCCCTCTTCGAGTCCGGCCTCTTTTGACAGCGCCTCGATGGTGCAGGCGGTGCGCTCGCACTCGATGTAGCTCTTGTAGTCCTTGATCCAGAACCGTTCGCTTAGGTCCGGGTCCGCAAGGATGAACTTTTTTGACTCCTCCCACGCAAGCCGCGCCTGTTTTTTCGAGGTCGCTACCGCGAAAAGCTTACCAAAACGATAATTTGTAAAACCAGCGATGTAGGTCTCGGTGATGCCGTTTTCAAACGTCTTTCCGTTTTGCCGCGCGACGGATTTGTACTTTCGCCGGAACCTGCGGTTCCCGCGTTTTGTGTACCAGCCCATCGGCACGCCGAGGTCGAACTCCTGACATCCGTAAAGCGTAACGGGCTTCGGCTCCGTGCCCTCGATGATGGTCAGCGTATTCGCAAAGTCGATGATCCGTTCTGACATCTCGGGCCGCCATGTGTACGGAAAATCCGCCGTACCCTGCCGGGACAGGTCCCGCAGGTGTCGCCCGCAGGCCTGACGGTGCTGCAAGCACGCTACAACATCTCCCGCCGCGACCTTCTCCGCGTAAGCCGTAGCCCGGTCAACCCGCTTCACAAGTTCCGCCATCAGCCGGTGCCCTCAAAGCGCGCAAACTTGTCCGGCTTCGGTTCCTCCGGGGCCTGCGGAATAATGAGCCTGCACCGGCTCGTGATGCAAAGCCCCAGCGCCCGCGCGCAGGTCTCGCACTGGTTGAAATACCGGTGCTGGAGTTTCGAGAGCGACTCGATCTCGTCCAAAACGAGAACCTCGTCCGGCATATCGTCAGCATAGGGGATGCCCGCCGTTTCTGCCGCCTCCCGCGCCCGCTTTGCAAGCTTTTTCGGTGCCTTTCCGAGCAGCTTCGTGTACCGCTCCCACAGGGAGAGCGCCACACAGTACCGCGCAAGCTCCCCCGTGTCCAGATTGGACACAAGCCCGAGCGGCGCAAGCTCGGCAGCAAGCCGCTCAAATTCCGCCTTTTGAGTCTTGTTGAGTCCCTTCGGCGGCACAATGTTGTCACTCGGCGCATGTACTTCGGACGCGTTCCGCTCCGCGATCTCGTCCTTGGTAAGATGCTTCCGGCCCTTGTAGGTAAGCAAATCAACCGGTTCCCTCTGTTTCGGCATGCTCGCCGCCTCCTTTCCGTCAAAGTCCTAAAAACAAATTCCCCTGCGCCGTATGCGCCTCAAACCGCTCCTCCTCGAGCCGAAAATACGCCTGATCAAGCTCGCAGCCCACGAAGTCATAGCCGAGGTTGTAGGCCGCAATGCGCGAGCTGCCGGACCCGAGATGCGTATCGAGTATCTTGTCGCCCGGTTTTGCAAAGTGCCGGTAAATCCATTCGTACAGCTCCACCGGCTTCTGCGTCGGGTGAAACCGCTTCTCATCGCCCTTGCCGGATGATGAATTTGAAAAAGCCTCAAACATCCGGGCATTGCAGTTGAAGTTTGTCCATGCATATTCCACCGGGGCCATCGAAAAGCCCTCCAGCGGGATTTGCAGTTTGCGCCAGACAAGAAAGCACCTTGTCGGCGGCAGGTCGAAATAGTTTCCGCCCCAAATGATCTGATGGTGGCTGACGCGCGCCAGCTCTACAAAGTATTGACGCGGGGGCGCGACGTCCCACACCCGGATGTCGCTGCCCTTGTCCCCGAACTCGCGAAGAATGCGTCGGTGCGTGCCGGGGCATCCATGCGCCACCGCGATCGTGCTGGATAACCCGCTCGTTGCGGGTTCCGTATTGCTATCCGTCCCGGCGTTTTTTTGAGCGGCAGCCTCTCGTCGTGCCCGCTTTTTTGCATCAGCCGCAGTCTCAGTCGGGATATTCCCCGAGCCATAGGGGGGATCGACGACGGCCAGATCAAACGCGTTGTCCGGAAGTGTTCGCATGTATTCCATGCAGTCCATGTTGTACGCTGTGTTAATTTTCTATCTATCTCCAGTATCCAGGCTCTGCTTTCTGCGCCGGGTCCGCGAGAGGCCGGAGCGCCGGAGCCTCCGGCGCTTACGGGGTGAAAGAGGCACTGCGGTCCGCTTCAGAAGGTATGCGATCCCCCGAAACCGCCAGTATAACCGCAGCCGAGAAATCCCCGTCTGCCGGTCCCTCGCGCACCCGGCGCAAGTCAAATTGTCAGTTGTCCGCCCACGCCCGGATCGGGCCATTTTCCACGTCTGTCCGCGCGTTCCCGCCATCCCCGCGTCGCAGCGGCGCGCATTTTCGTCTCCGCGTCGCAGCGGCGCGCATTTTCGTCTCCGCGTCGCAGCGGCGCGCATTTTCGTCTCCGCGTCGAGTCCGCGAGAGACCGGAGCGTCGGAGAACCCGGCGCTTGCGGGAGGAGGACCCCGGCCCGCTGGCCGCGCGGCACATGCCCAAACCGCGCGGCCATTTCTCCCAGGCCGGAAATGAGACCCGCCTGCCGACCCCTCGCGCGCTCGACGCGAATATGAACCTCGGTTTTTTGAAAATGCAGCAACCCGTCGATCTGCACACGCGCTGATGCAGCTCGACCCATCGTCCAAAAGTTGCCGATTTTCTCGCGTCGCCCGCACCTGTAGCCCGCGCGCATAGATGACAAACCAGACACGCGCGACGCGCCCGACAGGATTTAACGCACCCGGCCCCTCGCCCTCATGCTCGCCCCGTCCCGCCAATTCCGTGATTGGGGACTTTTTTTCACACAGAACTGCCGTGGTGGTGAAAATCAGCAGGGACTGGTACTTTTTGGGGCACCCCCCCTACCTCGTTTTCTTGCGTTTTGCCTTGTGGTGGGCGTCACAGAGGCCGCGAAAATTGCTCCATTCAAGCCGTCGCTCCCAGCACTCAGAGATCGGAACAACGTGGTGGACGTCGGTCGCTGGCTGGATATCCAGCTCGGCTCGCAAACCCTGCCGGGCCTCCTCGGCGCAGTCTTCGCACAGCCAGCCGATGCTGGTGAGATAGGCAAGCCGGGCACGCCGCCACTCCATCGAGTGATAGAATTTGGCGGCCCGCTTGTCTCGCACATTGGCGTCGTAAAGCTGGGTACTCTCCCGCCGAGGCGGTCCCTTAGCCATGCAGGCATCACAGATTGCCGGATGGTTTGGCGTTGGCCGACGGCATCGGCTGCATAGGCGTAGCGTCACAAAATCACCCCCCTAAGATGCAAAAAAGACCTAAGCTCCCGATTACTCGGTTTGCTTAGGTCTCGATGGACTCTACGGCTACGGCTCTGGTCTTCGTGAGACTCTGACCGCATTCGATATTCACACTAAATTCTTGCTTGCATTTGAAACAATACACCGGCAAATTCCTTGCTGACATATCGGGTGGAACTCGCTGCAACTTCTTGCCACAAAACGGGCAGGCAACATATCCGTCCACTATGATTAGTTTACCACTTTTTGCGTCTGTTTGCAAGCACCATCGCCGCCTTTCTGTTGATTTTCAGGGCCTTTCTCAGAAGATATACTGTGTTCCAAGCCTGATAAAATATAGCCTTTTTCTGTTTTTGTCTTTCTCGGTGGCCTCGAACGACGTGCGGGCTTTGGCTCCGGCAGCAGATACTTTATATATGTATAGCTGCCAAAAGAATTGATTGTCTTCGCCTCGCTGTCCAGCACGATCGCTCCGGGCGGCGCTGTTAAGTCGAGGTTCTCATCGACCCAGTCGCTAACCTTTTCCGGATGAACAAGCCCTTTACTCGGAGTCCATGTCCGCGCGCCGTTGGCGCTACCCTCCTCGCGCGACTCCTTAGTCAGGTACTTAGCAAGCTCCGTATATCCCCAAAGGTCAATGTGGTCGATGTTGATATCCGTTCCGCCTGTCCAGAGCTCGCGGATCTCGGCAAAGTCCTCTCCGGTCGCGTTGATGACAAGATGGTGGTGAAGCCGCCCATCTCCGTGCTTTGACTCAGTCACATAGATATAATCGAGACTGTCGTCCCGGCTTCGTCGTCGCTCGCGCAGAAGTTTGATAAATTTTTTGAGTTGCTTCACGGCCTCGCGTTTTGACGGCGGCAGGTGCTCATTGTCATAAGTCAGCGTTACGACGAGGTCATGCGCCCCGAAGTTTGCCGCCAGCACAGTTTCGCACTTCTGCCAGCTATGCTTGAGATTGATGCGTTGGCGGGCGGCGGAAGAAGCGTTAACCTTCGCCGCCCGCTGCTGCCCAGCGTCGGAAGGTGTGACCGCCGTATAAACAACGCCGGAAACCAGCCTGCCCGCCGAGATCATCGTTCTGCGTTTTTTAGCCAAATTAGCCCTCCTTGAGTCCAGTGTCGATGTTTATTTTTGTAGCATACGACAATTTTTGCTGATATGCTTTTATTCGACCTTTTTCGCCTGACGATTTATTCATAATAGGGGCTGTTCGTCAAAAATAAAGCTGTTAAGCCAAAAAGAAAGGATGTTAAAATTGTCAAAGATCGTCATAGATGAAAGAATGTTAAGCGAAAAAATATCATGTGCAAAAGATGGGGATTCAATTGAATTAACTATCGTTCCACCCCAAGATGATGACGGAGTCCACTCACCAGCGTTTCTACATCTTGCATTGATACATACCGGAGGAATTTATGAAGATATAGAAAGTATCGATGAATCCAACATTACGCGCCTGCACCCCCTTCAAACAAGCTCACCTGCCCTTCCGGCTCAAAGTTCATCCAGAGCACTTCCGTCCGTTTGTCGGATGTCTGCACAAGGGCAGATATCGTCTCCCGATACCAGTCGCGCAACAGATCGTCGTAAAGGGCGCTGTCTTAGCCGGACAGAAGCACCGGCCCTTTGTGGGCTATCAGCACTTCGAGTAGCGCAGCATGGTCTTCGTCGGTCATCTCACAGTTATATTACTTTCGCTTTCCCTGCCTGGCGTCAATGACATAAGGCGGGTCTGCGTAGATCAACACGTTCGGGCATTTCACTACGGCATTCACTTTTTTCGTCCCTCACTTTCTACCGTACCGCCGCACGGTCCGTTTAAAACCGTCCTGCAGCAGATCACGGGCCGCAGCTTCGCTGTCCCGCCTTTTGTGATTGGCCTCGCGCCGGGCGTCACGGGCAGCCCGGGCTGCCAAGTAGCGTTCGCACGCCGCGTGGCAGCCTATCGCGCGATCTGCGCAGCCGTCGCAGGGATAGCTACTTTTCAACATTTGCAGGCGCCTCCCATAATGGACTCGGTATCCACCCGATAACCCGCGTATGTGGGTACTCTAGTTCGGGGAACTCAGTGTGCCAAAAGCGCCCATCCCGATAACGCAGCATATTAATGTTCTGGCACCAGACTGCAAAACCGGCTTCACGCTCCCCGCACAGCGCAAGGATATTGGTGCCATCCTGTGGAGGATCACGCTGCGCATCTCTCCACAGCAGCGCCCAGTCTGCCACACTTCCGGGGGCCGGGATGTCGCTGCGTCCCATGAGATAGTCAATACTACAGCCGTATAAATCGGCAAAAACGGAAATCACATCAAGATCGTTCGGGTCATCCTCATCCCGCCAGTAGTCGTCGTCAGCGTCTTCGGGATCATTGGGGCAACCATTTTCCTGCTGCAAAAGGTCTTTGTAGTCATCCAAGACCGCATAGGCACCACGGGCCTTGCACATGGCTTCGAGTTTGTAAAATGCATCCTCAAGCGTTATTCCAGCCGCCTCTCTGGCCGTTTTTTCGCGGCTCCAAAAAACTGTGACGTAGTTGTTTCTTTCGGCCTCTATCTGCTTTCGCTGGGCCTTGACTTCAAGGTCCTTCTTTTTTTGGCCTGCCTTTTCATTCTCCACATTCGGTGCCACACGGGGGCAGACGGATTTGCAGGTCTGCCGGTCATAGCAGTCAGCGCAGCAGCCCCGGCACATGTTCCAGATACTCTTTTTTTTACTGACCGCCCACATCTCCACGCCGTGGTCGCAATAACCGGGCGTCTGCGTTTTGGCGTCCCGGTTCTGGTCGCATTTCAGCCCGGGGCCAAAATATATATTCAGCTTTTCGTCAAGTGTGGCGATCATGGACGTCGGATAGTCTGTAATTTTGACGTTGCCTTGGATCTGTTTTTGATGCGCTGGCAGCAGCCGCGCCAGCTCGTAGGCGGCGGACTCGTTTATACGCCCGGACTCAAAGTCTTCCGCATACTCCGAAATTAACCCCTTGCGGATAACCTCTAGCCTTGCCAACCGGCTTGCGGATATCTGCATTGCCTCTGCGACGACATCGCGCAGCCGCCCGGGGATCTCGACGCCCTGCTCTTTGAGCAAAACGAGCAGCGCCTTGTATCGTTCGGCCTGCTTGAGCGTGTCAGCCGAGGACATCACGCGCGTCGCGCGGTTGCCCTCAATGAGCATAAGCTCCTCGACAATCTCGTTTTTCGGTTCCCGGATAATGGCGGGAATGGCCTTGTACTTTTCCGGCTCAATCTCGGCGAGCTTGGAAAATGCCTTAAAACGCCGGTGCCCGGAGATAATCCGGTAAAACTGTGTGCCGTTGCGGATTTGTCCGTCGCAAACATCCGGCGCAACGATGATAGGCTCCAACAACCCATTGAGCGCGATGGAGTCAATCAAATCGTCTACATGCGTCGTGTCGTAAAAGTTTTTATCGTTTGCGGCAATCCGACCAATGGGGATGCTGACGATCTGTTCCGCCTCCGCCGGGCGGTCCAAATTGGACACATCCTCCGGCTGTATGTACTCCGCGATAGAAAATGGCTTTTTCGCCATTTACTCCACCCCCTCAAGGTACTCGGCTGTGAACGCCTTGTAATCTATAGCCGCCGCGCAATTAGGAGAGCACTTGGCAAGCGGCAGCTTTTCAAAGGTCGATTGATCGACCTTGTCGCACCGGCGAATATGCTGCCGGAACATCGGCATCGCGGCAGAGTGAAGCAGCTCTTCACCTTGTACGCAGACGTCGCAATTGTGCCACATGGTTACCAACACACCTGCTATTCGCACATTAGGCCGAATGGAGCGAAGTCCATCGATCTGCTTTGTCAATTCTGAAAGGCCCTCTAATGCAAAGGCGTCGATTTTGACCGGGATAATAACGTCGTCGCTGGCCGCAATGGCCGCAACCGACGAGGCCGTGAACGACGGCGGGCAATCGATGATGACAAAGTCATAATCGATAAAATTCGGATTGCCGTCCTTTCGAGCCGTGTCCGCATCCTCCTCGATAGCGTCCAAAAAGTCCGTTATTGTCCCTGCGGCTCCACCGTCCTGAACGCTTGCGATGTCCGCCTCAATAAGGTCGATGCTGCCGGGCACCATATCGACGCCGTCGCAGTTCGTGGCGTAAACAAAGTCGTACCAGCAGCCGCCGAAGCCCTTTAAAATTTCGGACAGCGACGAGCATTCAGTAGGTTTCAATCCGAAAAATCTTGTCGTGTTTGCCTGGGCATCGGCATCGATCACCAAAACGCGCAGCCCACGGGCCGCCATGGCTGCGGCCATATTAACGGTCGTAATGGTTTTTCCGACGCCGCCCTTGAGGTTTATCACTGATATTGTTCGCATACAAATTCTTTCCTTTCGTATTCCGGGTCCTCATCGGTGCCCGTTTCCCGTCCGATACTGGAAGGGGAAGTTCTCGCGGAACTTCCGCCCGTGAAAATCAAATTCGACTGTATAAAACCGCCTCTCGGGGTGTATGTAAACGACTGTCCCATAAACACGTTGCCCCTTGTCCGGCGGGAACGCCGAGTTAACAAACTCCTTTGATTGATCGCCGATTTGCAAAGAACCACCCCCCTACTGGTCAATCCGGAATTGCTCCGGTATATCCTCATCGTCGCCCTTAAGCTCTTTAAAAGCGGACTTGTCCGGTACGCGGAAGGTCTGTGTCAGCCCGTCAAAGTCCATGGTGAACGCACCGAGCGTGCCCTCCTTGTTCTTGCCGATCTTGATGCGGCGCGAGCTGTTTGCATCGTTCGGGTCCGTCTTGTAGACAAAGATGATGGCATCGGCGTCCTGCTCGATCTGGCCGCTCTCCTTGAGGTCGCCCATGGTCGGGGCTTTCTCGCCCTCGCTTGTCGTATCGGGGCGGCGGAGCTGCGCAAGGGCAATGACCGTGGTGTTGGTGCTCTGCGCGAACATATGCAAGTCCTTAGAAATTGCGCGGACTTGCTCGGTAGCAAGCGCCCGCGTCAGGCCGCTCTCTACGATTTGGAGGTAGTCCACAAATATGATGTCGTACCGGTGCGCGAGCGAGAAACTGCGGATTTCCGAAACAGTCATGCCCGCCGCCCCGATGAACTCGAGTTTTCGCGAACAAAGTTCGTCCGCCTTATTATTCACCGCCTGATAATCGTCATCGCTGTATGCGTGGCGCTTTATTTTTTTCATGCTCAGTGCGACGTTGTACGAAACAAAGCGGTCCGAAAACTTGCCTTTGCGGGTTTCCATCGAAAAAAAGCCAACGCGCTTTTTACGCGCCATTTCGGACCCGCACTGGATTGCAAAGGCTGTCTTGCCCGCAGAGGGCCGCCCGCCTATGACGACAAAGTCGCCTGCTTCGACGAATACGTTTTCGTTGACACGGTCGATACCCCAGTCGATGTATTCCGGCTTCTGGTCCATCCGGCTGTAAAACAGCTCCAAAAGCTGCGCAGCCGTGCAGCACTCATAGCGTTTGCGGTCGGCCAGCAGCTCGCTGGCCTTATCAATCAGCGACCGGCAAGCGTCCGGGTCAGTTTCGGTCATGAGCTGCTCGCCGATCTCGTTCGCCTTTATGATGATCGTCTGCTCCCGCAGCACCCGAAGATATGCGGCTACGTTTGCCGCCGTCGGCGTCAGTTGCATGATCCGCATAAGCTGGTCAGAGTAAGCCGGGCCGAGCCGCGCGCCTACGGTCGTCACATCGACCGGCCCGCCGCCGTTGAACTCGGCGCGGATGGCGTTGTAGATGGTCCGATAGCTGCCGTCAAACTCGTCCTCGGAGGTTCCGGCAAGGACGACGCCAATGCAGTCCGGCGAGATCAGCGCCGAGCCGAGGACAGAAACCTCCGCCTGCTCTCGCTGTATGTAAGGCACTTTCAAATCGTCAGTCAAGATCGGGCACCTCCTCTGTCTCGACCACGCGGGCCGGTGCGGCCTTAATGTCCTTCGGCGCAAAAAGGCCTGTCCAGCAGTTTGCCGTGCTCTCGTTGAGCATTTTGATCTTAACGCGCCGGTCGCCGCCGGAGAGCTTGTCCAAACTTCCGAGCACCAGCGTAAGCGTCCTCGCTGTGACGATGGGCTTGTGCTTTGTCTTGCGCATCTCGGCAAAGCCGATCAGCGCCTCCCGGAGTTCCTGATCGTCCCCCGCATAAGCTTCGAGCCTGTCCAAAACGTCTTTAGGGGCTATAGGGTTTTTATTATTATTACTTGTATTATTCTGGTGGAAAATTTTTTCTACTGAATCGTGACTTTCTTTTCTACCATAGAAATTTTTTTCTACTGAAAATTGCTCCTCATCAGCAGGCAATTTTTTCTTATTCATAAAATCGATATTTATCCAAATTTGCCGTTTATTTTTGTCTTTTGTTCTTCCGCGCACCGTCTCGCAGCGTATGTACCCCTCATCCTCAAGCTGTCCAATGAGCGAGCTGACGGCTCGTTCTGTAATGCCGTAAAGGCTTGAAAAATACTCGTTTGTTGCGGTGCACATTCCATATTTGTTGCAAAGGGCGGAGATTTCCCCGTAAAGCAAAATTGCTCTTGGCGGAAGCTTCTGGTTGTATCGAATGTTCGCCGGTATCACCGCGTAAAACGACGGCTTTTCCCTTGGCGTGTTTTCCTCGCTCAAATCCCACTACCCCCTTGCAAAAATCCGATGTAAGGAGTATAATAATTTAAAGTGTTTGCGTGCCATAAGCGGCACCTTGAGCCACAGTCTGTTGCAGAGACTGTGGCTCTTTTTCTATCCGTTTTCACGTTCCGGCCCTCCCCCGCCTATGTATTTCAATGCAAGAATTGCAGCGCACACATCGTCCAGTGCCTGCTGGATTGCGTCCCAGCGCGGCTTTTCGTCCTCGTCGATGATGCCGTCCTCGGTTATGTCGATCATCTCGTCGCGGAGCTTCAAAAAGTCGTTGACCTCTTTCTGTAAGTGCAGAATGGCCTGCGGAAGGCTGGTCGGCGCGACCTCCGGAAGGATATTCCGCGCGAGCTCCGTATTTTGGCGCAGGTGCTGCACGCCAAGAAACGGCGCGTTGTAGTATTCGGTCATGCGCACAACAACGTCGTCAAACGGGATGCGTTCGTTCTGCTCATAGGCCGCGATACTGCGCACGGAGCACCCAATCAGTTCGGCGGCGCGTTCCTGGGTGATGCCTGCCGCCATCCGGGCAGCTTGATAGATATTTCTGCCATTGTCCGTCATGTTAAAATCCCCCTTTTCGGGTTATGATTAGTTTGCAGAAGCAAGTTCGTAGGTAAATTTCATCGTAAAGCCTCCGTGCGTTTCCCGTCCAAGGGCCTCGGCCATCTTCTGCGCTTCCTTCTCGCTGTCGGCGTAACCGACCTTGAGTCCGTCACAGCGAACGATCCAGCGGGCGGACGGTGCCTTTACCTTTTTCATGCCTCTCTCGCCTCCTCCGGGTACCGCAGCTCCTGCGTCTGGTCGAGCAAAATCGGCCGTCCGAATCGTATGTAGTTCAGAAAACCCTCTTTGGGTATCTGCACCCGCGTCCCGGCAACAACGACCGGAAACCCTAGCAGCAGCGGGTCCTCTCTGGCCTGTAGCCGCAGGGAATTTGCGTCGAAGCCCAAAAGCGGCGCGACGTCCGCGCAGGTGAGCATGGACTTTTCCAGTTTCTCTATGTCTTCAATCGTCACGTTATATCCCCCCTTACATTGCCATCAGATACTGCCCGCCGATATCGACGGCAGGCGCTGCCTTTGTGTCCAGATTGGGCCGCTCCTCAATCTGGTAGCCCCACGCATCGAGCAACTGTTCCCACTCCTTGAAGGAGCCTCCCGCGTAGTATTCACGGTGATCCGCCGACAGGATATCCCACACGGCGCAGGCGCCTTCCTCGCGCGGTTCGATATAAAGCAGCAGCAACTCGCGCGGTTTCACATCCGGCAATTTATCTTTCACTTGCCCATACTTGGGCGCATCGTGTAGGCAGTAACGCAGCCAGTCCGGCATATCACCAATCTGATCGCATATGGCTCTGCACCGAAACAGATGATATTTTTCACCAACGCGGCTAAGTTCCGAGAGATAGACCTCCCATGAGTAAAATCCCATGTACTTATGTAGTTCCATTTACCCCGCCTCCTTCCATCCGCCAGCCCGGAGCACGTCCTTTGGCGTCATCCCGACGAACGCAACGAACGCCGTGAACTCGTGGAACGCAAATGGCCGTTTGCCCCGAATGCTTTTCTGGACGGTCGCCACCGACACGCCCATTGCATCGGCAACCACCTTTTGCTTGAGGTTGCGCTTGTTGATGACGGCGCAGATGCCGTCTCGCATAGCTTTTTGATCCATTTATCCCGCCTCCCTTTCCTCGTCGCTGAACAGCTCGTCAATGGAGCAGCCGAGCGTCCTTGCAATACCCGGCAGCATCTCTGCTCGCGGGTACGAATTACCGGTTTCCCATTTCGTCACAGTGGAAACATCTACGCCAATAAGCCCGGCAAGTTGGAGTTGCGTTAGGTTGTTTTTAATGCGAACGTTTTTCAGGTTCATCACAGCGTTTCACCTCCTTTCGCCACGACGTGAAGTATCTTCACGTCTGTTATTATAAGTTCTATATCTTCACTTGTCAAGCAAGGAAGTGAAATTTCTTCACGTTTATTGACAGTGAAGATTATTCACATATAATTATTACCAGAGGTATGATTATGGAACGTCTTAAAATACTACGCAGCAAAGCCGGGCTAAAACAAGTCGAGGTAGCCTCACTACTCGGAATTGACCGCACAACATATGTAAAATACGAAACCGGAGCCAGCGAGCCAAACCAAGAAATGCTCGTTAAATTGTCACGCCTTTTTGATGCGTCCGTCGATTACATACTCGGTGTTTCGGACGAAAAAAAGCCGCCCGTCAAAGACGAGCGGCAGGTTGCCGATGAAAAGGAAGCCAAAACTAAGATTGCGGATGAGCTTTATGATCGTCTGACCCCGGAGAACCGGGCCAAGGCGGACAGCTATCTGAATTATCTGCTTGCAGAGCAAGCAGCCAGAGAAGAAAAGCAATAAAGTCCCCCATCTCCTCTAGCTCACGAAAACGCGGATGTACCATTGGAAACTCCTTCGGACGTCCTCTTTTTTTACGTACGCGAGATAATTTTAACATAAAAAGTACAGAATGGAGCTTCTTACATGAAAAAGACATCGCTTTTTGTCGTTATCGCGCTAATGGCTGCCCTTCTAACTGCTTGCGGGCCAACAGAAGTAAAAAATATGGATTTTCAGTATGAATATCAGGGCATCAATTTCGCAGGAACATATACCGGGGGCGTGGATAAGAAACTTCCAAATGGCGATGGCACCTTTACGGCAAAAGGCACCTCTGGCGATTTAACATACGTCGGATGGTGGGCGGATGGCAAAATGACCGGAGACGGGAAATTAACAGATGCCCAGTTTACGATCAAGTTTCCCGACGTGGAGAGAACGGGGACTTATGAAGGCGCTACGCTGAACGGGGTTCCAACCGGAACCGGCTCCTTCACCGCCGTGAGCAGTGACGGTGTAAAATACTGCTATAAAGGTGAGTTCAAAAATGGCACATTTGACGGTCAAGGCACGCGAACATTTGAAGGAGAGAAAAACTACAAAGAGGCGGGCACATATGTTGCTGGCGTATTCACTCCAACTCCAAAAGAATTCTTTGATTATCTAGGAATATGCGAAGACGAATCCCTTTTCTACGTTCGGCCTCTCTCTGCGCAGTTTTTGTCGAACAATGGGCCTTTGTTTACCGCGAACACATCTGACGGATTAGACGCCTACGTCGATACCGAATATAGGCCAGAAGCATATACAAAATCACCGGATAAATACGGCGACAAGTTGATTCATTTGAACCAGCTAACCATAGTTCAAATATCGGAATACGAAAGACTTAATTATCCCGCGGTCACATTCATCCTTGCCACAGATGAAAATTATAATTACTATTTTATACACTACTTAGGGTCCGTCGATGCTTACAAAGGCGACAAAATCTCCGCTTATCTGCTGCCTCTCGATTATTTTACATACAAGACAACGTCTGAAACACAAAACTGGGCCATAGCAGCCGCTGCGGCCTATGTCACAAAATAAGGAGCCATCTCCATGAAAAAGTCATATCTGTTTCTAGCCGCCGCTCTGGCCTTATCTCTTTCCGCCTGCGGCACCTCCCAGCCCGCCGCATCATCCTCCCCGTCTCCCTCTGAGACTGTCAGTGAGGAGCCGTCCGCGGTAGCGGTCATCGCACCAGCGTACAAAACGACTGTTGCGGAGTTTATTACTGCCTTTGATCCAATGATGACAGAGGGCGGCTTTGTTACGCTCATGTCAATCACGCCGAAAACAGAGGATAAGGACGGACTTAAGTCTTACTCCTATGACGTTAATTCCTGCGGCATTCTGTCGCTTCTTGAGGACGACGCCACAAAACAGCTATGCAGCATCGGCATGATGATGGACGCGAGCTATCTGACGGAACAGGAAATTTTGACCTACTGCTACGCCCAGCTTGCCGCCGTCGAGGTAATTGAGGGAGACAACCGCACGGCTGTCTTTGATGCCTTAAACATTAAAAACCTCACGGAGACCGCTATGACGACCACAACGACCGATAAAGCCAGCTATATGTATAACGTATCCGGAAAGACGCTGATGCTGTCGATCAAATTACTGTAATGTGTCCAATTTGGACCGCGAGGAAATAAGAAGGTCTCACAACGTACCGCAAAGTGCTGTAACGTACTGTAATGTACTGTTTTGTACACAATGACTGTTGACATTCTTCAACCTTGGGCATAATATAGTGTTGCAGTTGGAAAGTATTTTTCCGACCTTGCAATGTTTTATCAGCCCTTGGAAAGTAGACTCCCCACCATAAGGGGAAGCCGAATCCAGGGGCTTTTTATTATCTTAGGAGGATAATATGTCGAAAACTGCTATTCTTGTTGACGGTGGATTTTACAGGAAGCGCGCTAAAAAGCTCTGGGGTCACCATGAGCCAGAGGAAGCGGCAGACGCTTTATTTACATATTGCCTCAGGCATCTGCACGAGCGCGAACAATGGCATGAGCTCTATCGAATATTCTATTATGACTGTCCACCAATGGACAAGCAACTTTATCATCCTCTCATGCAGACCGCTTTTGATTTCAAAAAAACAGATCAATACAAATGGATGAATGACTTTCTTGCCGCACTGAAAATGAAACGTAAAGTAGCCCTCAGAATGGGTGTTCTCGATGGGACAAATTCTGCTTATGTTCTAAAATACGACGTGATGAAAAAGCTGGTAGCTGGAACAATAAGCCGTGAAGATCTTCAGTTCACGGACTTTGAGCCTGACATCAAGCAAAAGGGCGTCGACATGAAAATTGGCGTTGATATTGCATCGCTGGTGTACAAAAAGCAGGTTGACCAAATCGTTCTAATAGCTGGGGATAGCGATTTTGTACCTGCAGCAAAGCTTGCCCGCCGTGAAGGTATTGATTTTGTTCTTGATCCCTTGGATGCGCCTATCAAGGATTCCCTGTTTGAACATATCGACGGAAAACGGAGTTGTGGAAACCCATACAGCAAGCCAAAGGTGCCTGCAGAAAACAGCGCCTACAAGGTTTAAATAGATTTGTGTCCAATTTGGACCGCGAGGAGGTGTCCGGCATGAAATGCATAAACAAAAAGTGCGGCACGGAGCTGCCGGATGACGCGGTCTACTGCCTCTACTGTGGCCGCAAGCAGATCCGTGAGCAGCACGCCAAGGTGCGCGGCAACGGCGAGGGCACTGTCTACCGGCGCGGCGAGACCTGGACGGCTGAGGTCACCATCGGCTGGAAGAAGAACAAGGACGGCACGCGCCGACGCGTCTACCGCACGAAGGGCGGCTTCCGAACGAAAAAGGAAGCGCTGGAATACATTCCAACGCTCAAAAAATCGCCCGGCAAAAAGTCGACCACGCTCTCCTCGCTGTACGACGGCTGGAGCGAGAGCGCCATGCTAAAGCTCTCAAAGTCGAAACAGACGTCCTATCGCATCGCCTTCGACAAGATCGAGGACATCGCGTATATAAATATCGGCGCGCTTACAATCAAGGACCTACAGGATTGCGTCGACGAGCACGCACCCACCTATTACACAGCAAAGGACTGCCGGACGCTGCTCTCGCACCTCTATGACCGCGCCTGCGCGCAGGGCGACGTACACACGAACCTCGCGCACTTCATCGAGCTGCCGGAGCTGGAGGAAGTCGAAACGACGCCTTTCACGCCGGACGAGCAGAAAAAGCTATGGGAGGACTACAACGCCGGCAACAAGTTCAGCGGCTATGTCCTGCTGATGATCTACACCGGCATGATGCCCGGCGAGCTGCTGCAGGCGAAGAAGTCCATGATCGACTGGGATAAGCACGAGATCATCGGCTGCGGCCTGAAAACGAAGAAGCGCAAGGAAACGCCGATCCTGCTGCCGGACATCATCCTGCCGGTGCTAGAGGATCTCTGCGAGGTCACAGAGAAGGACAAGCTCCTCCCCTACCGCCGCGAGGACTTCTACACGGCCTTCAAGGAGCACATCGAGCGTCTGGGCCTAAACCCGGAGCTGCGCCCGTATAGCTGCCGCCACACGACCGCCACGGCCCTTGACGAGGCCGACCTCCCGCCGACGATCATCAAAGAGGTCATGCGCCACACCAAGTTCAGCACTACTGAGCGCTACATCCATAAGGACTCGTCCGTCATGCTCGATGCCGTGAACGAGGCACTGAAAAGGCAGTCGAACTGATACAACAAAAATGAGTCACAAAAGATAGTAGTTGGCTAACTGATTCTGGTCCTTTATGACATTGGTATCATGCCTAATATCGCACTTTTTGTATAGTCGAATCGTTTTTAAAGTTGTTTCTTTGCAAACAATATATTCTCCACACGTTATATTATTGAGAAACATTTTTTTAGGGGGTATTATTATGGCAAATTCCAAGGATGCTGTCAATAATATTTACAAAGAAAGAGGCGAATTTATCGTTATTGGTCTTACCGGTAGAACAGGGTCTGGATGTACAACTGTTGCTAATATATTAAAGTGTGAGCAAGTCCAGCAACTTGATTTGCAAGCCTCAAAAGATTGTGGCTTTGATAATGATGAAGATCGAAAATATCGAGTAATATGCACATATGCGAATCAAAACTGGACGCCTTTCAAAGTAATAGAAATGACAAGTATTATTTCTTCGTTCGTTTTCCAACATACATTCGATGAGCTTAAGACTTTTTTAAATTCATTAACAGAAGATGGTGTTGAGATTCATCAAAAAGACCAGATGATTGATGAACTAAAGTCTGAACTATCCGATGAAATTGATTCCTTAAGCACAAAAATCGCCTGTTGCTTAACTCAGTCTTTCAGTTTAAGCCGCGAAACCGATAACTTTAAAGAGATAGAAGCGAATTTATTAGATGAAATTAGCTTAACTTCATGCTGTTTGAAAAATATATTGAAGAAATATAGATTAACGTACACAACAAAGGACAGCGACGAAAAAACATCGAAATACGAGGCAGAAGTATACACTTTTTTGTTTCAGCAATTTGGTAATAATATTCGTTCAAATGGCGATGCCTTTAATCACACTGATTTTTCAGGGACCAACATGTTTGACCTTGCGAGGCGAGCAAATGATTTTATTAAAGCAATTCGGTATCGTCAAAGACAAAATGGAAAGCCATCATTGATTTGTATAGATGCAATAAGGAATCCGTACGAGGCAACATACTTTAAAGATCGTTACTCTGCCTTTTATCTGTTTTCCGTTAATACAGAAGATGAAGAAAGGCGCCGACGGTTATCAGCACTCAGTTCAGACCAAATTAACAGTTTAGATTCCACAGAGTATCCACCAAATCCGAAAAATGAAGACCAATTTAAAAATCAAAACATAGCAGCCTGCATAGAATTGTCTGATATTCATATATACAATCCTCATAGTAACACTAAAGAGAAATACTTGCTTACAGAACAAATCGTAAAATACGTCATGCTAATGATGCATCCTGGTCTAGTGACTCCTTCAAAAATAGAATACTGTATGCAAATTGCTTATAACGCAAAGCTTAACTCTGGTTGCTTGTCTAGGCAGGTTGGAGCAGTAGTAACAAATGATTCATATTGCGTCAAATCCATAGGTTGGAATGAGGCTCCTGAGGGTCAGGTACCTTGTAACCTTCGTGACGTAAGATCGTTTTGTAAAAATCACGATTATTCATCTCATAGCAAATTTGAATTAGAAAATACTGAATTCAATACCGAAATGCACAATATCGATGCTAATATCAATTATAATAATCTGGGAGGACGACTTTACCCATATTGTTTTAAAGATATCTACAATACTATTAAAGCCAAAGGAAACCAAGTACATACACGTGCTGTACATGCAGAGGAAAACGCTTTTCTTGAAGTAGCAAAACACGGAGGAGCCGGTATTGAAGGTGGCTTTTTATTTACTACAGCAAGTCCATGTGAGCTTTGTTCAAAAAAAGCATATCAGTTAGGAATCACCAAAATTTATTATATTGATCCTTACCCCGGGATTTCTCAAAGCCACATATTGAATTTTGGGGAAAACAACCCTCACAATCCACAAATGGAATTATTTCATGGTGCTATTGGTAAGGCGTACACTGCACTTTATTCTCAACGTCTAACCGTAAAAGATGAATTGAAAATGTTGACTTGTAAATAATTCATGCTAAATACTGTTTAAGCTTTGTTGGGCACCAACATATACTACTTCTATATGACTAACAATTATAATATTTCTTATCAATATCATGCTATTATTCACCCCTGCTAAGGGAGTAGGGCGTGATGAGCGTCGCGAGAGTTCAAATCTCTCCTTCTCCGCCAAAAAACTTATAAATCCCCGAAACACCTTGTAAACCAAGGGTTCCGGGGATTTATTTTTTAATTTTCAGTTCTAAATATCTGTTATTGTTTTGGTAAAAAAGTTGTTCTATAGCTACTCTATAGTTAACACATTTCTCTTCTTCCGCATGCAGTGTGCGGTTATTCTCCCAAGTGTTCATCAGACTGTTCACTTGGGTATTCACTGAGTGTTCAATTCGATTTAACACTTTTGAACCTTGCATCCGTTGCTGCTACTAGTTTTTGGCCTTTGTGTTTTATCCGTCATACACTTTTCTTCTATCGCCGATAATTACACGCCGGGAATACAAATGATCTGGCACTTGACCAAATGCTGAAAATCAGTATTTGGATTTGCCGCTATAAGAGCCGACGGGCAGACATTGAATTCATTTGCGATACTATAAAGCGTATCCCCCGCCCTGACAGCATAACGGCACGTATTTTCCCCACAACAATTGATCGGCACAAAAATACATGTCCCCACCTTCAAGCATTTCGGATCAATCCCTGGGTTGTTCTGCAAGATGCTCTCAACGCTGATACGAAATTTCCTTGCTATTCCGGATATGGAATCGCACCTTGTGATTAAGTATGCAAAATCACATGGAAATGCCGGCGTTGGAGTGACTGGCGGGGTGGGAGTAACTGGCGGCATCGGCGCGGTTGGGATGCAAATCGTCGAGCCGATTTGCAAATTCTGCGGGTCAACGCCTGGGTTGAGGTCGCGAATACTCTGGACGCTGACACCAAAGGTCTGCGAGAGCCTCCAAAACGTGTCGCCAGCCTGAATTGTATAGGAGAAAGCTCCTTCCGGGCAGGTGGTTGGCGGTGTCGGCAAAACTGGCGGGGCTGGCGCGGTCGGGATGCAAATAGTCGAACCGATTTGCAAATTCTGCGGGTCAACGCCTGGGTTGAGGTCGCGAATACTCTGGACGCTGACACCAAAGGTCTGCGAGAGCCTCCAAAACGTGTCGCCAGCCTGAATTGTATAGGAGAA